TATTGCTGCATCCTACATCACCCGTCACCAGATTAGGCTGGCTAAAATCATTCTGTGCGCCCGTGCTGGTCGGCCCGTTTCCAGTAATGTAAAAAATCTGATTTGGTTCAAAAATAATCAACTTTTGATCAAACTCTGCCAGAGCTGTAACGCGCTGCGCTTTGTTCAGGGTGATGCTGAATGTATCTGTAAATTCCACGGGGTTTTTTGGCAGCCGTGCCTTACTAAATAAAAGTTTTTTCGGATTTTCCGAGCTTACGCAAATAAGCCTGTTTTTATAAGGTGCGATTACCAGGCTGGCGGGGGGTGCGCTGTTGTCTAGGATGCCGCCATCAGTATATAAAGATTCCTTGGCTACCAGGTTTGTGTCAGATATGGCGCCAGCATCTGCAAAGCTAACTGAATCCGCACTTGTGCTGTTTGCCACGCTTCCGACTTTGTAGAAAAGCGTTCCCGTGTCCGTGGTCCTATATACTTCAGCAATGACGCCAGTTTTTTGTGTCAGCCTAAGCGTTGGAATGGTAAGCGTCACGGTGCTGCTGCCGCCTGTTGTGGTTGCTGATACAGCTACTGACGGGGTGCTTTTATGAATCTGGCCGCGGGCGTCAGTCCAAAACCAAATCACTTTATATTGATAGGTTCCGGCTGCAATGCTTCCAGTGCTGTTATTTACTGCTGCGCTTATGTTTTCAGGATATAAATGAAAATTCATTTCTACGATTTCCTGACTGTCGTATATTGAAACAAACCCGCCACCGACATGAAGATTTTCACCTAGTTCAGCAGCTTCAAAACGCTCAACGCTGGTAAAATCTAATTCCATGCGACTGATGCCAGCCAGTGAAAACAAATCATTATTTTTAGATACCAACCTGGTTCTAACTAATCCGCCAAATTCAAACAATCCTGACGATCCGCTGACCACGGAAGGCATCAATGTTTTATTCGGCAATCCGCCAGCTGTACCAGGTAGCATTTTGGCAATAATCAACCCCGTGGTATCCATCACAAAATAAGTCGGCTGCAAGTCTGTTTCATGGACTGCAATCATGTAAATTTTAGATGAATACTCAAACATCTTGCTTGCCAACCCTACGCTCAGTTTTAGGTCAGCGGCTGCTGATGTTACTGCATTGCTTGCAGGGTCATATACTGCTGTTCTAATTTTATGGTCGTATGTATTTGTTGCATTGAGCGTGTATGTTATCTGAAGATCACCATCCTGGCGAATTAACAAACTACATCCATCAATTTGGGTGCTGGTGGCTTGTATGACTTCTGTATCTTCAACAGATAAAACAGGATTAAATCTTTTAAGCACCAGGCCCTGAGAGGATCCAGTTGAGTAATAACCTACATAGACCCTATCAGTCAGTGCATCAGCTGTATTTACGTTGTCTGAATGTACTGCAATCCCGTTTGTGGCGTCACATGATGATACAACCTTGACGCCCGTAAAACCGTTACCTGGGCCGCCAACGAGTCCATCGTTTGTGATAAATCCGATACCTATTGAAGTGCTTGCATTATTATTGTAAGCAAACACTGCGCTGCCTGTTGTGGGATCAGTTGAATACTGATCAACATCAATAAACGGAGCTGCTGCTTTTACATCTGAAACTAAAGTGTTAGCACTTTTGAATTGGGTTGGGCTGTCAATATCAACCTGAATCGCTTTTGCGACATTAGGGCTGCTGCTGGTATCCACATATACAAGCGTTGGATTTGGACCGATCCCCACGCAACGAGGATTCACTGCTGTTGAGTCAATTAGTGTTTCTGATTGCAGCACCGCCCCGCTGGTTTGATCTACTACGGAAGCATACACCCCTTCCAGGCTACCCGTTGAATCGTATTGTTCCCAGGCGTAAAGAATTAATCCTGACGCAATACAACTATCTTGGTTTCTGACTTCTGAGGTGTTTCTTACAACATCCGTAGCGTTTACTTTTAAAGATAAATAGCTGCCACGGTCCACCCATTTAGTTATGCCGTTAGAGTACGAATATAATTTTGAACCACTAAATTCTAATAACTCATCTTGAAAAGATGTCAATCCATCACCCGTTGTTAATTGTGACGATGACCCTGCAATATCTTGAGACATTGAGGTGTACCCTAATCTTTTAGAAATCTGGCTGCCAATTGTGTATCTGCCATTCTGCAAATCTGTTAATTTTGCAGTCAGTTTAGCATCATTTTTTGTGTCTAATCCTGCAACAATATCAACAGGGACCAGGGCTTTTTGAAGTGCCATTTTTATTTGTTAGCAACCTTTAATTCTGGCTTTTTTTCATCTTTTTCTTGTAATAAAAGAATTTCTTCCATACCTAATAAACGATGTAGCCTTGCTTCTAATGCTGGCACTTTAGCTAATTCGTTTTTAATAAA